AGAACTTGCTCAAGACCTTAAGGCAATCCACGGATTGAACGCTGAGGCTGAGTTAGCAAATATCCTTTCAACAGAGATACTTGCTGAGATCAACAGAGAAGTTATCAGAACAATCTATAAGGTTGCTGAACCTGGTGCTCAACAGAACGTTGCTACAGGTGGTACATTTGACTTAGACGTTGACTCAAACGGAAGATGGTCAGTTGAGAAGTTCAAAGGACTTATCTATCAGATTGAAAGAGACGCAAACGCAATCGCACAAAGAACTCGTCGTGGAAAGGGTAACATGATCCTATGTTCCGCAGACGTTGCTTCTGCTCTTACAATGGCTGGTGTACTAGATTACACACCTGCTCTAAATGCTAACCTACAAGTTGATGACACAGGCAATACATTTGCTGGTGTATTACAAGGTAAGTATAGAGTATACATTGACCCATATTCTGCAAACGTTGGTTCTACACCATCTGGTGCTCAGTACTACGTTGTTGGATACAAAGGTACTTCACCTTATGACGCTGGATTATTCTACTGTCCATACGTTCCACTACAGATGGTTCGTGCGGTTGGTCAGGATACATTCCAACCAAAAATTGGATTCAAGACCAGATATGGTATTGTTGCCAACCCATTTGCTGAAGGAACAACAGCAGGACTTGGAGCATTAAGACAGAATGCTAACAGGTACTACAGAAGAGTTAAGGTTACTAACCTTATGTAATAAAAAGGATATTATCCTTTACTTCAAAGAGACCCACATGGGTCTCTTTTTTTTATCTAAATAAATATAATGCTAGAATAATTCCATGAAACCAACTCCAAGACAACATAAAGAAGCGGTTGAACACACCGAAAAAATTAAAGAATATTTAATTAAAGAAGGATATGCTGACAATTCAGAAATGGCAAGTAATATTATAATGGGAATGAGTGAACAATGGTATGAAACTATTCTTGAGGATTCATGAAAAATTTTAATGATTTTATTGAACAAGCTGCTGCCAAAGTTTTAACTACAGAATCAGCGAAAAGTTGCCCTAAAGGAAAATATTGGTGCTACACTGATAAAAAGTGTAAGAAAATTCCTGGTGGATACTTTGTAGGTAGAAGGGGATATTTGGAACCAGAGGAAGATTCTAAGAATAAGAAAAATGGTAATGGAAACGGCAATGGCAATGGAAACGGCAATGGTGGTAATGGAAACGGTAATGGTGGTAATGGCAATGGTGGAGGAAATGGTGGAGGAGGTATGGGAGAATCCTTTATTAATCTTCCATTAAACGTTGAAATACCAAAAAATCAAACTGAATTTGATCTTGGATTAATGTTCAGAGAATCTTTAGATGAAGATAGTGGTATGTTATTTGTATTTGAGGATGTTAGTAAAAAACATTTTCATATGAAAAATACTGTGATACCATTAGATATTGCTTTTATCAATGAATATGGTATAATAGAAAGTATAGAAGAATTATCACCTTTAAAAGTGCTTCCTATCTCATCACCAACAGAAGTTCTATACGCATTAGAAGTAAATCGTGGTTGGTTTAAAAATAATAATATTAATGTAGGGGATAAAGTCCTCAATACTAATTTGAAATAAAAGTAATGATGTCTCTATTCACAAATATATTATTAGTAGCAGTGATGTGGGTTCAAGTTCCACAGTGGACTGATGACTGGGCAGTTTGTGCAGTTGATATTCCTGATGCTGCATGTCATTGGTATGTTGCGAACGCAGACAATACTTTTGGTGAAGGATTTGATTGGGAGAATGCTCCTTGGTTTGATGCGAATGGATTACAGGATGTGGCACCAATGCAGAAAAAAACAGTTGTAGAAAAACTACAAAATGGAGAATAGTAAATGGCAAAAATATCTGATACACAAATAGCAAATCGTAATTTTCTTTCCCCTGTAGGATTTAAATTTTCTCTTTCAAAATTTCCAAAGGTTGATTTTTTCTGTAACTCGGCAAGAATACCTGAAATTACACTAGGTACAGCAATACAACCAAGTTATCTAAAAGAGATTGATATACCAGGAGAAAAATTAATCTATGGAGATCTTTCAATTCGATTTCTAGTTGATGAACAATTAGAAAATTATGTTTCTGTTCACAATTGGATAACTGGTCTTGGATTTCCAGAAACACCACAACAGTTTATTGATAAGACAACTGATAGAGATGGTTTAAGAGATTTTCAAGAACAATTCTGTGATGGTAGTCTTCACATCTTGAATAGCAACTATAATGATGTTGCTATTGTAAAATTTAAAGACATATTTCCAACATCAATAACATCATTAGATTTTGATGCGACTGAAACGGATATAAATTACTTTACAGCAGAAGCAACTTTTAAATATGTTATTTACAGCATTGTAGGAACTGACGGAAAAGCTTTATGAATCTTGAACAAATTCAGGAGATGTGGCAGAAAGATTCTGTTATTGATCCTGATAATCTACATGATGAATCATTAAAAATACCTCAACTTCATTCTAAATACTATACTCTTTATAACACAACTACGTTATTGAGAGAGAAGGCAAGAGAGTCATATAACCGTATTCGTCTAGAAAGACATAATTATTATACTGGAAAAGCACCTGCTGAAGCATATGTGGAAGAACCTTTTCCATATAAAGTCAGAGAAAAAGACGCTATACAAAGACATATGGACGCAGATGAAAGAATGAGTACAATCAATATGAAAATAAAATATTATGATGTTACTCTTAAATTTCTGGAAGAAATAATTCGAAACGTTTCAAACAGAACATATCAAATCAAAAATGCCATTGAATGGCAACAATTTCAATCAGGATTCTAATGATAAGAGAACTAGTAAAACCAGAACATCAATTATTTCATCATCGAATTAATTCATGCAGTTATAATTTGGATAGAAATTTTTTATCTAAAACATTGGTAGATAATATGATACATTACAATGGTATTGGACTATCCGCAAATCAAATTGGTATTTGGGAAAGGGCATTTGTAATGGTGAGAGATCTGGAACATAATGAAGTAATGGTATGTTTTAATCCTCGCATTATCAAATCATATACTGAAGAAGTTGAAATGGAAGAAGGATGTTTGTCCTACCCAGAACTTTTCTTAAAAGTTAAGAGACCAGATAAAATTGTCGTAAAGTATGAAGATGTTGATAAAAAAACTCATAAAGTAAAATTACAAGGACTTGCTTCAAGGGTATTTCAGCACGAGTACGATCACATGGAAGGTATAGATTTCACCCAAAGAAGCTAGTATAAATAGAACTAAATGATGGAGATGTTATGTCTCATTTGGTTATTTCAAAAAAGAATGAGATATATCTTACTGTAAAATCAGAAGCTCATGTTTATTATGAACTATCAGATTACTTTACTTTTGAAGTACCTGGTGCCAAGTTCATGCCATCATATAAAAATAAGTATTGGGACGGAAGGATAAGATTATTTAATCCTCAAAAGGGAGAAATATATGTTGGACTATTAGATAGGGTAGTACAATTTTGTAATGATCACGAATATACATATCAGTTTGTTAATAATGAATATTATGGATTGCCATTTGAAGTAAACGAATTTATATCATTAGAGGGTGTAAAGGATTATATGACCGCTATTTCTAAGTATAAACCTAGAGATTATCAAATAGATGGTGTATATGACGCTTTAAAACATAATCGAAGATTAATTATAAGTCCAACTGCATCTGGTAAATCTTTAATGATTTATTCAATTGTACGTTATTTTGTAGAACAGAAAAAAAATATTTTAATTGTCGTTCCAACAACATCATTAGTCGAACAGATGTACAAAGACTTTTCTGACTATGGATGGAATGTTGGTTCATTTTGTCATAAAATATATGCTGGAAGAGAAAGAGAAACTGATTCTCAGGTAATTATAACAACTTGGCAATCAATTTATAAGTTACCTCGAAAATATTTTGAGAGATTTAATTGTGTAATTGGTGATGAAGCACATCAATTTAAATCAAAATCACTTATATCAATCATGACTAAACTAGCTGATGCGAAATACAGATATGGATTTACAGGAACTTTGGATGGAACTGAGACTCATAAGTGGGTATTGGAGGGTTTGTTTGGTCCATCATATAAAGTTATAAAAACAAATGAACTGATGAAAAAAGGACACCTTGCTAAATTAGATATCAATGTATTGCTATTAAAACATCCACCAAATAAATTTGAAAACTTTGAAGAAGAAATACAGTATATTATTAGTCATCAACGTCGAAATAATTTTATTAAAAATCTTGCTTTAGATCTAAAAGGTAATACTCTTATCTTATATGCAAGAGTTGAAGGTCATGGTGAACCCTTATATAATTTAATAATAAATAGTAATATCATAGAACAACGCCAAGTATTTTTTGTACATGGTGGCGTGGCGACTGAAGACCGAGAAGAAGTTCGGTCAATCACCGAAATGGAGAACAATGCTATCATTATTGCCTCTTACGGCACCTTCTCAACTGGAATTAACATTAAAAACCTTCATAATGTCATCTTTGCCTCGCCATCGAAATCCAGAATCAGAAACCTCCAATCAATTGGTAGAGTCCTGAGAAAAGGAAATAATAAAACAAAAGCAACTCTATATGATATTGCTGATGATATTAGTTATAAATCTCGAAAAAACTATACTCTCAATCATTTGATTGAAAGAATTAAAGTTTATAATCAAGAAAATTTTAACTATGATATAGTAAACATACCTCTGAAGAACTAATGGGAGATGAATTTTACGCTATAATTAAATTAGTATCGGGCGAAGAGATATTTTCTATGGTCTGTACTGATATTAGTGAAGAAGATACAATTCTTCTTTTACATCATCCTGTGATTATGAATATGATTCAATCTCCAAAAGGATCATTTATTAAAGTAACTCCTTGGATGGAAATGACGGACGATGATATGTTTGCTGTTAAATTAGATAAAATTATTACAATGACTGAAACGCATGATAAAAAATTAATTCAAGTATATAAACATTATATTGCTGATATTGAGTCTGAAGAAGACACTACGACTTTAGATATGTACAAATCAGGAGGTAAAGTTGATATATCAAATAAGATGGGATACATATCTAGTGTTGAAGAAGCTAGAGACTCTTTGGAAAAGATATTTAAGATTAACAAAGAGAATTAAAGCTATTATTACCCTTGAACCTCTACAAGGTTATTGTACACATATTTCAACAACTTGTCAAGTGCTGAAAGTATGTTATAATAGAATATAGTTAGACGGAGACATTAAATGCCTAGAAAGAAGTCTGAACACTATGTAAATAATAAAGAACTCTTAGAGGCACTTATCGTCTATAGAGCAAAGGTTGCTAATGCAAAAGAGAATAATTTACAAAAACCAAGGATCACAAATTATCTTGGAGAGTGTTTTTTAAAGATTGCCACACACTTATCATACAAACCAAACTTTGTAAACTATATGTTTCGTGATGATATGATATCTGATGGAATTGAGAACTGTGTTCAGTATATTCATAACTTTGATCCTGAGAAGTCAAGGAACCCATTTGCTTACTTTACTCAGATTATTCACTATGCATTTTTAAGAAGAATACAAAAAGAGAAAAAGCAATTAGATATTAAAACAAAAATAATTGAAAAGACTGGATTTGATGAAGTTATGGCAGTTGATGATAATTCATTAGCAGGTAGTAGTTCCGAATATAATACAATTAAAGATAATATCCAATATAAGTCTTCAAATAGATGAAAATAGCAGTTATTACTGATACTCATTACGGTGCTCGTAAGGGAGCAGACTATATTCATAGTTATTTTAAAAAGTTTTATGATAATGTTTTCTTTCCATATCTTGAAAAACATAACATTGATACCATTATTCATATGGGAGATATGTTTGATAGTCGTAAATCAATTGATTATCAAAGTTTAGAATGGTCTAAGAGAGTTGTATTCGAACCTTTAAAGAAATATAAAGTACATGCGATTACTGGAAATCATGATGCTTATTATAAAAATACAAATAAAGTTAATTCACCAGAACTTTTACTAAAAGATTATGATAATATAATTACGTATTCAAAACCAACTGAAATTAATGTTGGAGGACTAGATATACTACTTTTGCCTTGGATAAACTCTGAGAATTTTAAAGATAGTAAAGAATTTATTGATAAAAGTAAAAGTAAAGTTGTAATGGGACATTTAGAAATAAATGGATTTAAAGCAACTCGTGGTCATATGATGGAAGATGGTATGGATGTAAATATTTTTGATAAGTTTGAAAAAGTATACTCTGGACATTTTCATACACGTTCAACTGATGGTAAAATATATTATCTTGGTAATCCATATGAGATGTATTGGAATGATGTAAATGATAAAAGAGGATTCCATATTCTTGATACCGACACGATTGAACACACTCCAATTGACAATCCTTATAAATTGTTTTATAACATATATTATGAAGACACACCCCATCAAACATTTGATTCGACTGAATATACAAATAAACTTATAAAAGTAATTGTTAGGAAAAAAACAAATACTAAGCAATTTGAGAAATTTATAGATAAATTATACTCTTCTAATGTTCAAGACTTAAAGATAATTGAAAACTTTGTTTTTCAAGAAAATGAAAATTTTGAAATAGATGAAGAGGAAAATACTTTATCAATATTAAATAGATATATTGATGAATCTGAATTTGAATATGATAAAAATATTATAAAGGGTATTTTTCAAGATCTATACAGACAAGCTTGCGAGGTAGACTAATGTATCTTCTCACACTTCAAAACAGAAAAGACGATGGTGCTTATGCAGTTCAAGACCATCGAGGTGATAAAGTATTGTTCATGTTTGAAGAAGAAGATGATGCTACTCGCTATGCTTTGATGTTAGAGGACAATGAATTGTATGAAAAACCAATGAAAGTTATAGAAATTGACGAAGAACTTGCGTTAAAGACATGTATGGTATATAATTATAAGTATGCGGTAATTACACCTGAAGATATAGTAGTGCCTCCAAAGGATGATAATATTCAAAACGATTAAATGGAAAAATTTCCTATCTACTGGTGATCAGTGGACTGAGATTAATTTTCAACATAGCGATACAAACCTAATTATAGGTACAAATGGTGCTGGTAAATCTACGATGTTAGATGCCTTAACCTTTAGTTTGTTTAATAAACCTTTTCGTAAGATAAACAAATCACAATTAATCAATGCAACAAACGAAAGAGATTGTTTAGTTGAAGTTGTATTTGACTTGAATGGTAGAGAGTACTTGGTAAGGAGAGGTATAAAACCGAATATCTTTGAAATTGATGTTGATGGAACTGTAATGAACAAGCAGGCTGATGATCGATCAATGCAAAAAATATTAGAAGAAACAATTTTAAAGGTCAATTATAAATCTTTTACTCAAATTGTAATTTTAGGTAGTAGTACTTTTGTACCTTTTATGCAATTATCTGGATCAAATCGAAGAGATGTGATTGAGGATCTTTTAGATATTCGTATATTTTCTGCGATGAATCATTTGATTAAAGAAAAAATGCGTGTTCATAGAGAAAAAATTAAATCTTTGACCTTTAAAAAAGATAACATAAAGGATAAAATGCAGATGCAAAAGAGTTTTATAAAGGAATTAGAACATCAGGGAAAGAATAATATTAATGAAAATGAAAAGAAAAGAGATACTCTAAGTGATGAAATTTGTGTTCTTATTATGAAAACTGAAGGGTTGGAAGATAGTGTATATGGTCTTACTGAGGAACAAAAAAAATTAATTGGTGCAGGTGAAAAGTTACTAAAACTTAACAATTTAAAAGGTAAATTGTCCCAAAAAGTATCCACTATAACCAAGGAACACAAGTTCTTTAGTGATAATGTAACATGCCCTACATGTACCCAATCTATAGAAGAATCGTTTCGGTTAAATAAAATTAATGACGTTCAAACTAAAGCGAGGGAATTAAAAAAAGGGTTCGAAGACCTTGAAGATTCTATCAAAACCGAACAAGACCGAGAGCGTCATTTTACTAATTTATCAAAGGAGATTACAAAACTCAACCATGACATTTCTCAAAACAATACTAAAATTTCTGGATTTCAACGACAGATCAGAGAACTGGAATCTGAAATTCAAACTATTACCGAACGACTTAAAAACAGAAATACTGAAAATGAGAAATTAACTGAGTTTAAAACAAATCTTAAGGACACAATGTCCGACTTATCAGACGTAAGAGACGAAGTACTTCATTATGATTTTGCGTATTCTTTACTCAAGGATGATGGAGTTAAGACAAAGATTATAAAAAAATACTTACCGTTTATTAATCAACAAGTAAATAGATATCTACAATTGATGGATTTCTATATTAATTTTACTTTGGATGAGGAGTTTAATGAAACTATTAAATCTCCAATACATGAAGATTTTTCATATTCTTCATTTAGTGAAGGTGAAAAAATGCGTATTGATTTAGCACTTCTCTTTACATGGAGGGAGGTAGCAAGAGTTAAGAACTCTGTCAATACTAATCTTTTAATTATGGATGAGGTATTCGATAGTTCTCTTGATGGTTTTGGAACTGATGAGTTTATGAAAATTATTAGATATATAATAAAAGGTGCTAACATCTTTATCATATCTCATAAAACCGAACTGAGTGACAAATTTGAAAGTGTCATAAAGTTTGATAAAATAAAAGGATTCTCTCGTAAAATATCTTAAGGACAATGAAAGTTCCAAATTGGCAACACCATTCTAAGAAAGAACAGAAACGAACGCTCAAACCACAAGCGATGCGACAAGCTAGAGCCAGAGTCAGACAATTAAAAAAGTGTCACATCAACCGTCCCAAGGGGCGGTTTCGTTGTTATTATAGATGTATAAGATAAAAAACCACCATGTTAGTCAATCACGAAATCAAATCTCAACTTGCTAAACTCCTTGCTACAGAAGATCTTATTGTAGAAAATAAAAATGTAGAGACAGCAGCATTTAATACTCATACTCGTGTCCTAACACTCCCTACTTGGGATAGGGCAAGTAATAATGTATATGACTCTCTAGTAGCACATGAAGTTGGACATGCCCTTTATACTCCAGATACGGAGTGGTGGAAAGAAGTTAAGGTAAATCCGAGTATAGTTAATATTGTAGAAGATGCTAGAGTTGAGAAATTAATGAAAAGAAGATATGGTGGTATCGCTAAAACTTTTCATACTGGATATAATGAATTGTTTGATCAAGATTTCTTCCAGATACAACACAAAGATGTATCCACAATGGGTGCTGCTGATAGAGTTAATTTATTCTACAAAGTTGGATCTTTTATTGATGTTCCATTTAATTTAGAAGAAAAGATAATTCTTGATAAAATTAATATGTGTGAAACTTTTGATGATACTCTAAGAGTTTCTAAACTTCTTCATGAATATTGTATGAAAGAACTTGAGAAAAGAAGGGAAGAAGAAAAGAATTCTGAACTTGAAATGGATGGTGATTTATCTCAAGGTAGTCCTACTGGTGAATCAAAAAATGATGATACTGATCAAGAGAGTGAGCAAGAATTTGAAGTTAAGAATGGTCAACAAGTAGAAAATGGTGATGCTGATGAGAATGATAGTAAACCACAAGCTGGTGGTGGACAGGGTTTTGAAAAACTAGAAGTTGAAACTGCTG